TTTCCGCCCAGCCGTATCGGCGGGCGATGTCCGCGCACAGTCGCGCCGAAGCGTCATGGCAAGCCTGAGTACAGGGTATGAAGTCCATTCCGCCCTGATGCTCGATACTGATGGTCTGACAGTTGCTGGCATGGTTGCTGTCGGTCCACGGTGCATCCGTTTCGGCTACGTACTGGTGTATCTCGCCGTTGCCGCCGATGCCGTAGGTGCTTGAGGCTTGCCGCGCGCTGTTCTGAAACACGCTATCGGTGCCGGCCAAGTACCCGGCCATGATGTGCAAGGTGATGCGCGTCACCTTGTAGCCCAAGCGGCCGTTGTAGTGGTTCGGGCTTCCTATCCACTTGACGCCATTCATGTGTCTCCTTTCGTTAGTCGTCGTGCTTGAACAGGTCTTCGGGTGGTCCGGGCGGCGGCGGGCCAAGGCCCTTATAGATGTGGTCCACTAGGGCGCGGTTCCACTGCCACAAACGCTGATTGTCGGCTTGCATCTCTTGCGCCAACTGGTATGCCTCAAGCCGGTTTTTGGCGGCGGCGTACAGGTTCGACGCAAGAGCGCCGCCGATGGCACTGATAAGGCCGACTAGCGCGATAATCACGTCGTCGCTCATACGAGGCTCATTCTGCGGGTGCCGAACACCTGCGTGATGGTGATGAGGTCGGCCATGCGGGCCGCGTTGCTGTTCGCCGCGTTCACCTCGCCCGTCTGATAGTCGCCGTCCGCAGCTCTCCGCCACGTGTTAATGATCTTGCCGTCGATCTTGTAGCAACGGTTTTTCACGTAAAAGGAGTTGGTCCCGTTGTAGAACGACGTGGTGAGCGCCACCACCTTGCCGTTAGGACGGGCCACGTCCATAGAGCAATAGACGTTGTCGTTGGACTTGAAACAGATGGTCAGTTTCTCAAAGTTCGCGGCCGATTCACTCAAGGTAATTGCGCCTTGGAACACGTTGGCGTCGTTGTCGAACAAAACCACGTAGTTGGCCTTGATGTTGGCCAACAGGGTTTCAAGGGACGCGACGCGGGCGGTGAGGCCGTTTTGGTCGCCGCCGCCATAGTCGAACTTGGCTAGTACACCCCCGATGCCTTCGGCCTGTTGCTGAAGGATGTCGGGAAGATTCTTGATCGGCTCGTTGTCTTCCGGGTATGGCAGACGGAACTTCGGTGTGGTGCTTACGGTCATGCCGGTTCATCTCCTGTCTTGGTCACGTAGCGCAAAGCGCCTAATTTCCAATTGCAATCCGCGAACGTCGCGGCGCTCTTCAATGCCTTCATGGCGGCGCATGTCGGCGCGCCGGCCGCGGTGGACACGGCCGGGAACAATCTCACCTTGTGCGTCCAGTGGCTTTTCTTTCCGGTCACGTCATAGGTGAGGGTTCCGCCGATGTACGCCCATGCGCCGTGTGTGGCGGGGGGGGGGGGGGCGGCGAGGGGGGCGGGGGAGCTTGGCGCCTGAACGTGACTTCGGGCAAGCGGATACGCCTGTTGCTTTCGCGCACGGCGTTGATCGCAAGCGTCTTTTCCACGTTGCTGAAGTAGCTTTCGGCGGTGGTGCTGTTGGAGGCCGTCCAGCCCACGTCAATGCTTAGGCAGCTTTCACCGTTGCGCGTGGTCTGTTCGATCTGCGCCAAGCTGCTGCCGTCCTGATTGAACTCATACGTCTTGTAACCGCTGCTGGAACTGCCGCGATGATAGAACTTGGCTTCAAGCTGCGTGTAATAGTCGTCTGCCGCGCTAAGGGTCGGGTCGGCGTCGATGATGACGCGGCCCGCGTCCGGGTACCGGCTATCAATGGTGATGTCGGTGTTGTCGTCGCCGGCGCGCACGCGCGGCCCGGTCAACACCGTGTCTAGCGTCCACCGCAGATAGACGGCCTCAAAGCTGGGTATCTTCGCGCTGTCCGCGTTCTGATACGAGATGAACAACACTCGGTCAAGCTCGAATTGATACTTGCCGTTGACCTTCCTTGTTTTCTGCCGTTCGGCCCAGTCGATGAAGCTTTTGCGATCTTCGGCGGGGAACGGCGCGGGGAACGTGCTGTAGGGGAACCACCACGCATTGATGCCGTCGAATCTGAGCCACGTCGTAAGCGTCGTGTCGGAAGTGCCTTGCATCCACCATTGCCATCCCCTCGCCGCCTTGTCGTCGGTGCCGCTGTTGGAACCCTTGCGGCAATCGGTCTTGAGGATATAGAGACGGTCCGAAGCGGTCACGCTCAAACGGTTCTTGCCGTGGTCGTTGTCCAATATCTTGACGTCGGTCACGTATCCGTCGAAAAGACAGTAGTTCAGGGCGGTGTACGCCGGATTGTCCCAGTCGGGCGTGACGGTGATACGGTGCCCCATGAGCAAGTCGGCCGACTTGCTGAACCGGTCGCCTTGGTCCAGCAACGTGATCTTGAGCACGTTCGGCGTGGTGGCCGCCCACGGGGTCGCCACGCCCCACTCGATAGTGAACGGCGACAGGGCCACAAGGTCCGCGCTGCCGTCCGGCTGGAACGGCAGCGGGGCCAAGTCAAGATAGACGCGGCACGTCTCAGGCAAACGGCTTGAACTGCTCATAACGCCAATTCCCTTCCTCGCACGCGCGCCCACCGGTTGAGGCTGGTCACGATTTCGCCCGCCACGCTGTCGTTGTCTAGGTTGCCGTGGGCGTCCACGTTGATGTTGATTGTCTGTGCGACAGGCCGCGCAGCGTCCGCACGGTTGGCGACGGTGGATATTACGGCGCGTGTCAGCGTCGGGGGGACCCTATGGCCGCGTGCGGCCATAGGGGTGATGGTTCGCGCCATGCTGTAGGCGGATACCGGCACGTAGGCTTGCGCGCTGTAGCTCTGCGCGCTGTAGCTCTGCGCGCTCAAGCCGCTTGCCGCGCTGCTAGCGCCCGTGATCTTGCCCCATAGGTCGGATACCCAGCTGAACGCCTTCTTGATGCCGCCGATGATGCTGTCGAACACGCCCAACACCTTGTCCTTCAGTCCGCCGAAGAAGTTGGCGATGCCGTCCACGGCACCCTTGGCGGTGTTCTTGATGCCGTCCCACGTATCGCTACCCCACTGCTTGATGCTTGCGCCAATGCCGGAAAGCCATGACACGAAGGCGTTCCACTTGTCGCTAATCCACTGGGCGGCAGCGGCACCCGCCTTCTTCACGATGTCCCAATTCATCACCAACAACGCGATAACCGCGATCACGGCCACGATAACGGCAATGACCGGAAGGAAGGCGAGATTCACGGAACCCTGCGCGACGGCGACGATACCGGCCACGACGCTATAGGCGGTCATGGCGGCGTTCAGGACGACGATGATGGCGGCGACTGCAGCGATCACGCCCACGAGCGGCACGAGCCACGAACTGTTAGCCTGTACCCATGTGGCGAACTCCGCCAACTTGCTAGCGGCGGCGGTGAGGGCCGGCAACAGGGCTTCGCCCAATGCGGCCTTGGCGTTTTCGAAGCTAGCGGCCATGCGCTGCTGTTGTCCCTGTGCAGTGTCGGCCTCACGCGCGAAGTTGCCCACGGCCTTGCCGCTCTGCGCGGTGATGGCCGCTAGAGTGGCTTGCATCTTCGCGTTGCGGTCGCCCGACTTGTACAGGTCGCCAAGGCCCATAGACGCCGCTTGGGCCTGAAGCGTGGCGTCGTTGAGACTGATGCCGTATTTCTCGATAGGGTCCATTTCGCCCTTGAGTGCCGAAGACAGGGCGTCAACAGCGTCGGCGGTGGTGCCGCCGAACATCGAAGACAGGTCGGCGCCAAGGCCGATAAGGTCGTTGGTCTTGGTGGCCGAGTCTTCCACCGACATACCGAAGTTCTGCAACTGACTGCCGACCAAGGTGGCGAACTCGTTGTACTCGTTCTTGGACAGGCCCACGGCCTGAGCCGCGTTGTTCGACCATTCCAGCATCTTGCTTGAGCTGTCACCGAACACGGTTTCGACGCCGCCCACCGACTGCTGTAGGTCGGCGGCGCTTTTCGCGCACGTCGCGGCACCGGCGCCGATGGCGGCAAGCGCGGCACCGGCAGCAACCGACGCCTTGCCTACCTTGTCCTTGAAGCTCATGGAAGCGCGTTCGGCCTTGTCCATCGCGGCCACGGCCTGTGTGGCGTCGCCGATGATGCGGATAGCCAAGATAGCCGATTTCATGCGATCACCTCACTTTACGCCTTGTCTTTTCCGTTTCCTCGGCTTCGTCCTTTAAGAGCTGCGTACAGGTGCCCCAATCGGCTTCTTGCGGCACCTGTTCGCGTCTCCATGCCCACGGCGTGCCGCCGAAGCGCGCCGCTAGTACACAACTCAGTTCGCCGAAGCTGCCTGAGTCCCATTGGTCAAAAAACCCGGCGCGTCGTCACCTGACATGGACTGAAGCACGTCGCCGCTGTAGGACTCGGCGGGGTCAGTGTCCACGGGGTCGTTGTTCATGTCTTCCACCGAAACAACGGTGTCGGCCCACTGCTCGAAGGGCAGCGTGGTAACGCCTATCTGTCGGCAGCGCACGTAGGCGCTGTAGGCGTTGAACTTCACGGCGGCTTCCATGAGGTTGCCCCATCCCTTCGTCTTGCCGTGTGTTTCGGCCTGACAGCGCTGCCACATGGTCACGCAAACTTCGTCGGTGTGGCCGTCCAAGTACTTGATTCGGGTGTTCGGGGTCTTGTCCTCGTTGCTGGTCATTTGCTGATGTCTCCTGTTGTGATTCGGTTTATGATCTTCTGCACGGCGTCCGCGTAGAGTTGCGTCCATTGCGGTTCCGTGTTCTTTGCCGCTTGGTTGGCGAAATGCGTGGGCTTGATGTTGTGGCCGGGCCATCCGTAATCAATGACGCCCGCGTAGGGTACGCGCTTGGAACCGGCGCGCACGACGCCCGCCTTCTGCGTGGCGCCGGCGCGCACCGACGCAGCTAGTTTCCCGGTCTTGCCCTTCGGGGCTAGGTTCTTGGCTTCGGGTACTACGATCTGCGCCGCCTCTTTGTTGACTTGGCGCAAGTCCTTCATGTCCGCGCCCGCCTTCTTCAGGCCGCGCGCCAATTCACTAGCCCCCTTGAGCTGGATTGAGCCGTTGCCACCGGCCGCGTAGGTGCTCGCCACGGTCAGGACGCCGTGTAGTCGGTCGCGGTCACGTCCAAGGCGACAAACGAAAAGTCATTGCTGTTTTTCGTCTTGACGTCACCGCCGAACTGGATGGACGCGATAACCACGCTGCCGGTGAGCTTCACGGTGCCCTTGGTGTTGGGCACCCACTCGAACGGCAATGTTTCGCCGCTGTGGTTCAGACACCACACTTGGAGGCCGTCCATTGAAAAGTCTTCCTTGATGGAGCCGGTGAGCGCCCACGTTTCTGTTTGTGAGCCGCCCTCGGTGTGGCCGTCAAGAAAATTGTCGTTGTCCTCGGTATCCGTGCTCGGCTCAAGAGCCGTGTTGATGACGTCCGCCGAGAAGTCGCGGGCCGAAGAGGACGAGCCGATTTTGAGGCTGCCAGGGCCTAGCGTTCGTACTGCTACCATTGTTTATCCTTCCGTTAGTTCCAGTGGGTTGAGGGTGATGGTGTAGGCGGCAAGGTTGCCGACACCGGCAAGGCTGAACGTGCTGGGCTTCGCGTCCTTCATGTTCAGCCGTTGGGCCTGTAGGCGTTCCACCGCGTCTATGAGCAAGTCCATCGCCGCCGTCTGCGTCGCCATTGTGCCCGCGATCAGGTTCACGGTCCATGTGGGGGTGATGTACTGCCATCCCTCGAACGTGATTTCTGGCGGGTCGATAAGCACCGCGATCCGGCCGGGCAATGGTCGGGCGTCCTGTGCGTCGATGGTGACGATGCAAGCGAGGCCGCCGAGCATGTCGGTAAGCGTCTCTATGAGCGCTTCGCGCTCGGTTTCCACGTACCCACTCATGCGATCACCATTGAGCCTGTCGGCACACCCGCCGCGTTCAGCTTCGCCCATACGCTGCGCAACGGGTCGGCGCTGATGCGATAGGGTTCGAGCGTGCCGTCGCCTACGTTCATCACGCCTAGGCGCGCGTCTCGGCTGGTG